CTGCGCGAGGCGGGCGCAGTCTACGGAGCAGACGCGGCGCTGGCCGCGCTCAGAAAGGAGATCAAGGCATGACCACCGAACAGCGCCGCAGCTGCGCCGACTGCCGCTACACCGCCGGCCAGGAGGGCGGATCCCTCACCTGCCAACGCTACCCGCAGCCGTACCGCGTCGCGCGCTCCTACCTGTGCGGCGAATACAAGGCGCTTGTGGAGGAGAAGGCCGAGGTGACGAAGCCGCGCGGCCTACGCGCGCGCCTTGCGATTAGCGACCCGCCGACCGTCACGCGCGCCGCCGCCGAGGACTGAGATCAGCTGCGATGCGCTGCGGATAGGCCGCCGGATCCTCATCCGGCGCGCCGACATCGAGCACATGCTTAAGCCGCGGCAGTGAGCACAGCCTGGTTCTTCGTGGGCCTGGTCGTCGGCGCCAATCTCGGCGTGCTTCTGATGGCGATCCTGGTCATAGCAAAGGAGGAAGAAGAGAATGCCGTCACACGTCGGGATGCCCGCAAGTGACTACCACAAGGTCGAAGCACTGAGCGCATCCGGGGCGAAGCTGCTGCTGCGCTCGCCCGCCCACTACATCGCCGCGAAAACCGCCCCGAAGGAGCCCACCGCCGCGATGCGCCTGGGCACGCTCACCCACGCGCTGATCCTCGAGCCGGAGAAGTTCGACGCCGAGTTCGCGGTGATGCCGAAGTTCGATCGGCGCACGACGATCGGCAAGAAGGCGGCAGAGGAGTTTGAGCAGGACCACGCCGGCAAGACCATCGTGGACGAGGCCGCCTACGACAAGGCGCGCGCCATCGCCGCGTCCGTGCGGCGTCATCCCCTGGTCGCGCAAGGCCTCGCCAACGGCCACGCCGAGGTGTCCCTGTTCTGGGACCAGCACGGGGTGCCGTGCAAGGCGCGCTGCGACTACATGACCGGCAGCGCGATCCTCGACGTGAAGACCTGCAGCGACGCCAGCCCCGAAGGCTTCGCACGTCAAATCGCGAACTTCCAGTACCACCTGCAGGCCGCCCACTACGCCGCCGGCTTCCGCGAGGTCGTCGGCTGGGAGCTCGACCGCTTCATCTTCATCGCGGTGGAGAGCGACGCGCCGCACGCGGTGGGCGTCTACTCCCTCGACGCGCGCAGCCTGCAGTCCGGTCGCCTCCTCATGGAGCGCGCCGCCAGCGCCTACCGCGTGGCCCTTGAGCAGGCGCAGGACGCGCCCGCCTTCTACTCCGACATGCTGGTGGAGATCGGCGTCCCCTCCTGGGCGCAGGTCGAGCCCTACACCGCCGAGTAGCCTGCTTTTCAAAAGTGCCTTGCGCCTAAAACGCAAGGCGCTTATGAACTGCAAAAGAGGGACCGACATGGCCAACGTGGACGAACCGGGCGACTTCTTCGCCGCCCTAGAGGACCAGCGCCAGGCGCTAGGCCTGACGCAGCGCGACCTGTGCAAGCGCGCGGGCCTCTCGCATTCCGCCTACTGGTATGCCGCATCACGCGGCAGCGACATCGGGCTGAAGGCCGCGCTGCGCTACTGCAACGTGCTAGGGCTGCGGCTGAAGGTGGTGAAGGGGGCGGCGAAGTGACCGCCTATTACAACGAGATCGAGCCCTACGCAGCCGAGTGGCTCCGCAACCTCATCTCTGCCGGCCACATCGCGCCGGGCGACGTCGACACCCGCTCCATCGTCGAGGTGCAACCCGATGACCTCCGTGGCTACACGCAAGCGCACTTCTTCGCCGGGATCGGCGTCTGGTCCCACGCTCTTCGACTGGCTGGCTGGGCAGACGACCGACTCGTGTGGACCGGAAGCTGCCCCTGCCAGCCTTTCAGCGCCGCCGGCAAGCAACGCGGCACCGACGACGAGCGACATCTCTGGCCCGAGTTCCACCGCCTCATCGCGGAGTGCCGCCCTCCAGTCGTCCTTGGAGAACAGGTTGCGAGCGCGCTTGGCCGAGACTGGCTCGACGCTGTTCGCGCTGACTTGGAAGCATTGGGATATGCCATCGCAGCCGCCGATCTTGGCGCGGCGAGCGGCGGCGCGCCGCACATCCGACAGCGGCTTTGGTGGCTGGCCGACGCCGACCAAGCAGGACGCGGTGGGCTCACGCCGGCACGGCTACATGAACGATGGCATGGAGCGGGCCGCTACCAACCAGCGACGCGAGACGCTGACGGGGCACCCAGGGACGACGCTGACGGATGCCGCGGTGATGGCCGGCTGGCCGACGCCGCGCCTGGAGGACGGCGAGAGCAGCGGGATGCGCTGGGGGCGCGGGAAGGCCGACACGCTGACGGCGGTGGCGACGCATCTGGCCGGGTGGCCGACGCCGATGTGCCCGAACAAGGACGCGGGCAATTCGGACTACACGCGGAAGGTCGAGTACGCGATGGGGCTGCGGGATGCGGTGAACGGGGTGAAAATACCGCAGGCGATTCCTGGCGGCCCAGCCCGCTTCACGGCTTCTGGCGAGATGCTGACTGGCTCCTGTGCCGGGACGGAAAGTGGCGGCCAGTTGAACCCGGCACACTCCCGCTGGCTCATGGGGCTCCCGCCCGCGTGGGACGACTGCGCGCCTACGGCAACGCGATTGTCGCGCCGCTCGCCGCCAAGTTCATCAACGCGGTGATGGACTGCCAGCCATGAGCCGCAGCGCCACCCTGGCCGGTCCCGGCACCGCACGCTCGCCCAGCGCCCACTTCCGCACGGTGCGCTCGTCCACCTCCAGCGCCTTGGCCGCGTCGCGCTGCGTCATGCAGAGCGCGGCGATGGCAGCGCGGAACTCGTCAGCCGACACGGCGAACGATGCCTTCCGCGTCCACGCTGTAGCCGTGCGGACGCAGCAGCGCGTCCAGGCTGGCAAGCGTGTCGTCCTGGCTGTACGTCGTATTCAGCGCGCCGTCTGGGCGGAAGATCGCCAGGCGCTCCGGCCTGTCCTTGCGACGGCTGACGAAGCCAACGGCGTCGGCGGGGAGGGCGGCGGGGCGAGTGATCGGCTTGCTCATACCCCCTATTTAGGCCCAATGGGCCTAGTGCGTCAAGGGAGAAAAACATGAGGCCCGTGATCCTCGCCATCGACCCAGGCGCATCAGGCGCGCTTGCGTTCTTTTCCCCCACCGCCGGCACGCTCGAGATCATCGACATGCCGACCGTCGAGGTGAAGCGCGGCGCGAAGATGAAGAACGAGATCAGCCCGCAGATGCTCGCGCCCCTCATCAACGCGCGAAAGGCCGGCGTGGCCGTGCTCGAGAAGGTCGGCGCGATGCCAGGCCAGGGCTCCTCGTCCATGTTCCAGTTTGGCCGCGGCGTCGGCATGGTCGAAGGCATCGTCGCCGCGCTCCACATCCCGGTGGAGTACGTCACGCCGCAAGCCTGGCAGAAGGCCGTGGGCTCGCGCGACGGAAAGGACGGCGCACGGCAGCGCGCCGCCGAACTATTCCCCGCATATGCGCACCTCTTCGCGCGGAAGAAAGATGACGGGCGCGCAGACGCGGCCCTCATGGCGTGGTGGAAGGCCACCCGCTAACGACATCCCGGCTGCGGGGTTCAGCAGCACCAAACGGAGCAATGACAATGGGTCTGGGTTTCAGCACGGAAAGCAGCGGCGGCGGCAAGTTCCTGCCGGTCGTCAAGTTCGACGCCAAGTCCGGCGACATGATCGCCGTCAACCGCGAGCCGGCAGGCGACGGCACCTGGGAGAAGAACGAAGTCGAGATCACCCTGCCGACCAAGGTCGTCATGGATCTCGCCGGCATCGAGATCGGCTGGCTCACCTTCACGCCGACCTACAACGCCGTGATGGCCAAGGCAGGCGAGAAGATGCCGCCCAAGCCCACCGCCGATCACAAGCAGGCCGTGCGCGTGCGCGTGTTCTTCAAGGACCACGGCCTGCGCGAGTTCTCGCCCACCTCCAAGACGCTGCTGCGGTCGATCGACCAGCTGCACGACCAGTTCCTGGAGCAGCAGGCCGCCAACCCCGGAAAGATGCCGGTCATCACGATCGAAGGCACGGAGACGATCAAGGTGCAGACGCCGCAAGGCGAACTGCGCTTTAAGGCGCCTAAGTGGTCCATCACCGGCTGGACCACCCCGCCCGCCGACATGACCAACGACGCGCCGCAGCCCGCTCCGGCACCGAAGCCCGCGCCCGCAAAGGCGCCCGTTGCCACCACTGTCGACGATGAGTTCTAGTAGATAAACGAAATGCGGCGCTGGTGTGCAGGATCACCAGCGCCGCATCATCGAGTCCACCGCGAACGCAGGAACCATCCGCGGATGTCCCAAGATATAACAACGACGCACGACACCGCTAGGCTAAAGATCGCCCTGGCCGCCAACGGACGCACAGATGTCAGCCTCTCGGCCAAGGAAATCACCTGGGCACACTTCTGCCAGCGCCTGTCGACGCCCAAGGTCGGGCCGAAGGACGGCAGCTACTACGTCCGCGGCGGCGACCTCGTCGAACCCAAGCGCGCCGACGAACACCTCCTCGCCGCCGACATCGCCATCATCGACGGCGACAGCCGCTTCGACCCGGAGACGGGCGAGATCTTCCCAGGCGCGCCGCCGCTGCCCGAGGCGATCGCCGCGATGGAAGACATCGGCGTCAGCTTCTTCGCGCACACCACCCACAGCTACGACCCGACGACCGACACCTGGAAGTACCGCATCCTGGTGCCGGCCCGCATGGCCAGCCCCGCCGAGCTCGACGCGGTCGTGTCCTGCCTGATCGAGCAGCTGCACGCCCGAGGCGTCTACATCACCGACGTCCCCGAGAACCGCCGCTGGTCCCAGCCCTGGTATCTGCCCCGCGTCGGCACGCAGGAGGCCGTCAGCGACTTCCGCTCCCACCGCCACGACGGACAGCCCATGGACGTGCAGAAGGCCGTCCAGTGGCTGCAGGCGCGCCAGCAGCAGCGCAAGGCCGAGCAGGCCATCACCAGCAGCCCGCCGCCTCCCAGGGCGCTCCCAGAGGCGCCCAGCGTCATCGACGCATTCAACGACCAGCACGGCCTCGAGTACGTCCGCCAGACCCTCGAGGCGAACGGCTACCGCTTCATGTACCGCGACGCCCACGGCCCCAACGGCGAGGCCTACAGGTACATGCGGCCAGGATCCACGACCGGCACGGCTGGCGTCGTCGTCTTCCGCGGCACCCGAGGCCACTGGTGCGCCTACTCCCACCACGGCATCGAAGACCCGCTGTCGGGCCACGTCACCGACCCCTTCGACCTCTACGCGACGTTCCAGCACGGCGGCGACCGCAAGGCCGCAGCCCGCGCCCTCATGCCGCCCGAGCAGAGCATCGCGGAGCGCATCCAGGCCAAGGCCCAGGCCTCCCCCATTGCCAGCCTCACCGACGACATCCCAGAGGCGCCGACAGCCCAGCAAGGCCCGCAGCCGCGCATCCGCCTCGTCATGGCGGGGGAACTGAAGGACGAGCCCGTCACCTGGCTGATCGACGGCCTGCTGCCCGCCTCCGGCTTCGCCGCCCTCTACGGCAAGCCCGGCAGCTACAAGTCCTTCGCCGCCCTCTACCTCGCCGCCATGATCGCCCTGGGCCTGCGCGCCTTCGACCGCACATGCAGCCAAGGCGACGTCGTCTACCTAGCAGGCGAGGGCGGGGCGGGACTGAAACGCCGCTGGGACGCGCTGCGCCAGCACCACAACCTGCCGCCCGACACGCCCATCGCCTTCGTCAGGGCGCAGCTGAACCTCCGGTCCACCTTGGAGGACGCCGAAGCCCTCGTCGAAGCCGTCAAGGCCAAAGGCCTCAAGCCCAAGCTGCTGGTGGTCGACACGCTCGCCCGCGCCTTCGCAGGCGGCAACGAGA